CGCCGCTTGGCCTCCATCGCTTCGGATAGTCTTGTCATTAAGCCGCGATTATCGCGAGCCTTAACCGGCATAGTCGTCGCTCTTCCGCGATTAGGATCGTTGCGAATGAAGTCCCTTTGGCGAGCGTCTCGCATCAAGTCGTTTATTCTCATCAAGCCCGCGCCTGATTGACGATTGGGTACAGTCGGGCCCGGTCTGGTGCCCGCCATGGTAGGCCGCGGAGACGGCATTGTAGGCAGCCCCGCCATGACTTCTTCTCGTATTTGAGAACGCAAAGCATCCATATCTATCGCTGGTTGTTGAGGTCGCCCCTCTAATGCAGCGATACGATCCATCAAAGCCTGTCTATCAGCGTCTTGAGCGGCGCGTTCCTGTTGCGCTTGCTGCATCAGGGCTTCGTATTGTTTTTGGATTGCAGATTGTTGTTGCCCCATAGCACCAATCGAGTCTCCGACCACGTCTTGATACTGAAAACTGCTCATCGGGCTGTCTGGTCTTGTGCCGCGTTGAAACACGGGCCGGTTCATCAAATAATCGCCCATCTGAGCGTATGGAGAAGGTTCGCCAAAGTACGCCTGCATAGCGGCGTCAGTGCCACCTGATTGCGGCATCGGTTGAGTGATGATGTCGGGTAGTTGCGAAAAGTCGCTGTCAAAAAAACCCATAAAATGTCACCTCTAACTGTTTTTTGCGGGCCACTTCCGACAAGACCAATATCTTGCGCTGAGTTTATCTTTTGCCGTCGAGCACTTGTGTCTGGCTCTAAAATTACGGTTTCTCTCTGGGTCGTTTGTTCGAATACGCATATTCGGATCACCATATCGAACGATCTTGACCTCGTTACCCTGTCGAGCCAGTACCGCAAACTTTTTATTTTCGCCGGGCGTGCGCTTTGGTTTATTGAAGCCAGCGAAGGTCTCGCCTCGATACGAGACCCTTCCTGACTCCGTGCGCGTTACGTCCTTAGTGGTGGCCATTATCCGTAAGACTTGATCAGCTCTAGAACGATCATGTAAGTGTCTCCAGATCCAGCGCCGACTGTAGTGAAATCTATGTCTCCCGTAACGCCACTGCCGGCGTTATTGGGGATGCCAGAAAAATCACTGTAATCGTGGTAGCCGTTTGAGTCTTCACTCAAACCAATCGCCAACACGTTTGAAGTCGCGTCGAAATCAATTTTTACGGACATGCCGGTGCATTGCCACCAAATCTTGTTGATGACAACTTTGCTGCAAGACTCGCCCCGAGCGTTTTTCGTTAGCGCAGATACGTCCACTTTTTTTACTGCAGACTCACCTGTGCCGTCGCTCGCGTTCGTGAACTTGAGGACGGCTTTACGTTCGCCGTCCTGTATCGTTTGCGAAGTTACCGCATCAGCCATGGTAGACCCCCTTAGAGTTCGGTGTCAGCCGTGCGCTCTTTCATAGCGGTGACGTAATCAACGGTCAGCACTTTCGCTGCAGCAGCACCATTTTGTATGCCGAAACTCACGGTCAGCTCTTCATCGTCTGGCGCGTTAGTCGATACAACGGTTCCCACTTCCTTGTTGTTTTGAAACACATGGAAGAGTTGGTCTTTAGGATCAAAGACAAAGCCAACAGTCATGAACGTGTCGTCCGCCATGGCGGTGCCAAGGTTTAGTGTGCTCTGAGAGCTATCTTTTTCGACAATAAACTGCAACGTCGTGGAGCCATCAGTAAGCAAGAAAAATATGCCGTCAGTTACGTTCAGCGGAGAGGTGTCTGTGAGCTGCAGTCCCATAACCACGTCTGAAGCGTCTGCGTCGCTGGTTTTGAATCGCGCACTAAACGCTAGTTGTTTACCGGACTCAAACTTGAAGCCTTCTTTAACCAGTTGCAAAAAGTCGTTGTCGTTGTCGGCATCGTCATTCGTGATAACCAGCAGTCCGCCGTCACCATCACCCAAAGCTTCTGATGCGTTACCAGAGCCGCCTTCGGTCGTCGTGATCGTCCAGTCCGACGCAAGGTAAGTGTCGAAATCGTTGTGATAGGTGTGGTACTTCGAAGGTGCTGGCATCTTGAGTTTGCCGAGCGTACTCGCTCCGCCGACGTTGGTTACACCAGAGGTAAAATGAGTCGTCATACAGTTCTCCTCGTTGAACCAGTGATCGGCCCATCCGATCACCATCTGACACGTTCAGTCTATGCCAATCGAGAAAAGAAAAAAAGCTGGCTACACAGTCACCACCGCTCAAGACAATACAGCTGTAGGCGACGTTACTATAGGCACAAACAACACTGCTGTAGGTAGAGTCACTACGGGTGCAAGCAATACACCTGTAGGTGTGTTCTAAAACTACAGGTATACAAAACACTCCTATAGGGCTGTTTGAAAACCATAGGCACACAAAATACACCTATAGGTGTATTACAAGACCACTGGTGTGTATAACACGCCAATAGGTGTGTTCTAAAACTACGAGCATCTAAAACACACCAATGGGTGTATTCCAAAACGACAGGTGTGCAAAACACTCCTATAGGTGTGTTCTAAAACTACTGGTGTAAAAAACACAGTTATAGGTGATCGAAAAACCATTGGCCGCTACAACACACCAATAGGTGTATCTCAGAACCACTGGTACACAGAACACACCAATAAGTGTGTTCTAAAAACACCGGTACACAGAACACACCAATAGGTGTGTTCTACAACTACAGGTATCTAAAACACAGCGGTAGGAGCGATCACCACTGACTCAAACAACACAGCCTTAGGCGGAGTAACCACAGGCACAAACAACGCTGCTGTAGGTGGCGTTACTAAAGGCACAAACAATACGGCTGTAGGTGCAATTACTATGAGCAAATAAAACACACCAATAGGAGTGTTTGAAAACTACAGGCACACAGAACACTCCTATAGGTGTATTCGAAAACTACAGGTATACAAAACACACCAATAGGTACGTTCTAAAACTACTGACACACAGAACACTCCTATAGGAGTGTTCTAAAACTACAGGCACATAAAACACACCTATGGGGGTGTTCTGAAACGACGGGTATACAAAATACTGCTATAGGAGCTTAAAACTCAGGCACAAAAAAAGGGGGCATAAGCCCCCTTCTTTTTGCTTGGTCTTTACGCCCCTTGAGAGCCGTAAATTCCACGCCAGTCGGAGAAGCCAAAAGAATAGCGTTCTCTCGCACGATAGCGCAGGTTGCCTGTCGTAAAGTCAGGCTCCATGCTCGTCTCCATCGGACTACGCTGAAACATCTTCAAGCCTTCACCAGAGTCTGTGACAGTGGTGAGCAGGAAGTATGCATCTGGGTCACTCAAATAGTGATTGACCGTGTAGCCTTGAGGCAGAACGCCAGTGTTGCGGATCGCATTGATGTCGTTGTCCCCGGTTCCTGTGCGCAAAGTGCTCTCAAGAATCCGGTCAGCAACAAATACCAACTGAGGCGGTACAACAAGTTTAGTTGCCTGCACCGAGATGGTCAGACCCTTATCGTCCGTGAAGGTTGATATGTCGATTAACGAGTCCTCCAAAGAGGTTTCGTTTAAATCAGCCATCGTGGTTGCGCGGTTAGCCGCTGTACCACCACCCGCAAGTGGGTGCGATGTATTGATTAGAGACACGCCGTCGCCGCCTGCGAAGCTCGAGCTAAACGCATTGTTTAGAACGTCTGCACCCTTGACCTCTTTAGTGTTTGCCATAGATCGGGCCAGAGCCTTCACATACCGCTTACCTAAACTGTCATAGAGATTATCCTCAAGACTTTCCTCGGTGAGCGCGAAAGCTAACGCTATTGTATCGTGGGTATACCTAGCGGTGAATCCCTCAGAAGCATTGTCAAAGACAACACCTTGACCCTCAGTCTTCACGGGGGCCGTGTTGAAACCAGTGATCAACACTTCCTCTTCGAATGCACGCTGACTATCTTCAATCGCGAAGATAGATTCGTACTCGTTGGGCCCATAGGAATCGTAGGAAAGGCCAAATAAACTATTGAGACCGGGCTCCAATTCTTTGGCAAGTTGTGCTCTTGAAATAGCCATTATTTAACTCCCTATGCTAAGCCAGCGCCCTTTACTCCCATGATGTGGTTTTGAATCACCACCATCACGTTCGTATTGGCACTTGCTACGTCGTCGTTGTCGGGATCTTGGCTAATATCAATCGCCTTGAGTGGCAACGTCGTGGTGGTAGCACCAGTGGTTACGTCAAGTTCTACGTTCGATCGGCCAGATGAGGTATCACCTGTTGTGGATTGATCAACAATATCAAAATTGCCGAACAAATCTGCTACAGGGAATGTATCGTCAGCTTGAACCTCGAAAACCACATCGGGATCATCGATCACGAACGCGATAATGTCGGCTGCTGCAATTGAACCGGGATAGTGGTTTGAGAAAACCTGTCCGCCGGTTGAGGGGTCAGTGTACTGAACGCCATTGAAGACGCCAATCACGGGCACAGTGCTTGAGGCTGCTGCACGTCCGACAACACCAGCAGTCAGTTGCTTAACCAAGTCTCCTTGGAAAATTGCACCGGACTGATTATTGGCGATTCGATAACGGCTTTGACCACCACTGTACGGAGCGCCACCCATCATTCGAGATGGCTTCAAACCAAAAGCGGCATTTTTATTAGCCATGCTTTAGTCTCCTATTGTTTGCCAAAAGACACACGGGAGCTTCGTTGCGGATCATACTTAACGTACCGGGAGTCGTTCCTAGATTCGTTGAAAACAGTGTTATCCAACGCTTCTTTGGCCTGCTCTGTCTTACCTTGATAGTAAGCAGTGCGCTCCTCTACGGTTTCGTTAGGAATCTTCGCTAAAAGCAATCCCTCGTTATAGACCACGCCCTCATTTCTGCCGTTGTCCATGGTAGGCAAATCCCACTCTGGCGGTAGCTCTGTGCCCCTTACCAGCTCCCAACCTTCACGCACTCGACGTGAAACATTGGATCGGTCTTCAACTCCCATCATAGACTCCCGTATCCACCTATAGGTATAACCCGGAGGTGCAGGCGGGGTGTCCAGCTTCCTTGTAGGACGCCAAGGTCTTCGCCGAGCCTGATTATCGTGCGCTCCGCTCTCACGCGAAGAACGAGTGTTTTTCGATTCAGTCATTAGCTTGCCTCCTTGCGAGCAATTTTTTGCTTTTCCTTCGCCACCCTTTCTAACCAAGCTTGCTCAGTCATATTGTGCGGCTTGAGTCCTCGGAGGCGCTCTAGTTCGCTTTTGGTGAATCTGACACCGTTCTGATTGCCTCGTGTTTGTTGCCGACCTCCGCTGGAGGCAGGAGCGACTCTTTGCACGGCGGGTCGCTCTCTGGTTTGTTCGACTTGGCCAGAGCCGTCATCGGCGCTGGTTTGCAGATTAGGATAAACCTTCCCAACCCGCGAATCTAGTGCTTGGTAATACTCGTCAGAATCTGGTTCATAGCCCTCATTCAACAAATTGAAATGAGTGAAATAAGCAAACTGAGTTGCTTGCAGGTTTTCCTCGTTTTCCTTGTCGCCATACCACTTATTTTTTTCATGCCAGCTAAGCGCCTCTTCCGTTGGCTCTGGCTCTGGCTGTTGGGCAGCGGGTTGCTGATACGCCTGCTCTTGATACGGCTGATATTGCTCTTGAGGTTGCGCCTCCTGCTGCACGGGTTGCTGCCGAGCTTTTGCAACTCGCAACTTTTCTTTCTTGATAGCTAGATCGTTTTTCAGCGTATCGGCTTTGCTCATCAAATCAGCATCGCCAGACTCAACGGCCTTACGGAAGATATCATCTACTTGAGATTCTTGAGCCTTGAGCTTCTCTTCTTCGGAATCAATAACAGTTTGCTGCTGCTGTATGGTGTATTGACGATATTGCTCGAGTTCTTGCTCTTTCTGCATTGCAAGTTGCTCAAGCTGTCGAGCGCGATCTTCAGCCGCACGAGTTTTTTGATTCAGCTTGTTGATGCGCTTAGAGACAGACTTAGTGTATCTCTCAAGCTCATCACCGTCTTCTGGGGCTGCCGCTTCCGCCTCACCCTCTATGGGATCATCGGTGATATGTATCTCAATTTGTTCTTCTTGCTGTTCAGCGTTTGCGTTCTCAATCATAGGAAGCTCACTATGTCATCAGGATCTAAAATTGTGCCAATGACTTCGTCGTCATTGATCATTCTGACTTCTGCACCGTCTTCTAACTTGAAACGGGCGCCGGCGTAACGGCCGATCAAAACCCATTGCCTTTCTTTGCACCAAGGAGTGTCGCCATATTTGGCTTTGTCGTTATAGCAAAGCGGCCCCATCTTGACGACGTAAGCCACTACGGTGGCCAGTGCTTCACGATCTAAGGTCTCTCTGGTTAGCTGAATCCCGCCTTTTGTCATCGCTTTACCGGCGTAGGGCAAAACCAACAAGCGCCACCCTGACGGGTCTGGCATTCTTTCAATCGCGCTTTTTTCCAGCAAAGTCGGATCCAGAATCCGATCATCCGCCGTAACGTAAGCGCCCTCGACACTGGGCTTGGTCATATCTACCTTTCCTTGAAGTATTCAGAAATTTCGAATTCGACCAAGTTTAGCGCAGTCAACTCGCCTTGCAAACTTTTGTAATGTTCTATACTTGTTAGCAACCCGTCCATCATGGTGTCTTTAATCATGCCGCGACGGTCTTCTATCACACGCTTAATTTTGTGAGCCAGATCAATGTCGTCCACTAAACCGTCTCGTAGTAATCAAGACCCTTGGTCGCAGCGCCGGTACCTCGAACCTTCATTTTCTGACGCTTCACTTTCATCTGCCCCACTGCGCCGCCATCTTTCATGTTCTTCGCGGTTTTCATCGCAATGGCGACAGCCTGCTTGTGAGGCTTGCCAGATTTCATTTCAGTCTTGATGTTTTGGCTTATCACCTTTTGGCTTTTGCCTTTCTGTAACGCCATTTTAGCTTCCTCTTTTAGATGATTTTTTGCTCGCGGCTTTCTTCTTCGGGGCCGGTTTTTTTGCTGGAGCGGCTTGCACCATTGGCGCTCCGACTTCTGCTTCAACCTTAGGTACAGGAACAACCTCTGGCTCGGGGGCCGCGGGCGCTGCCCTGCCTTCAATCTTCGCCATCTTTACAGCAATTCTGTAATCGCTGGCTTTTTTCCGCACTACGGCGTCAGCCATAGCTTTTTCCATGGCAGTTTTTTCTGCCTGCCTTTCTAAAATTTTTAAATTTTTGAACTCAGCCTGTTTTTCCAAAATGTAACTGGTTGTCACTGCAATCCTCCAAATTTTGCTTGTAGCTCAGTGAGCTTGAGATCTGCCTGTTGTTGTAACCTCTGCAAGGCTAGATCCATCTTGTCATCAGCGATTTCTTTTGAACTCGCCATGCGCTGCTTGGCTATCTCCGCCTCGAGCAACTTTTCTTGGGATCTCGCAGACTCCTTGGCTTCGAAGTTTGCCTGATCCATGTCAATTTCTTTTTCGCGCAACGCCAGCTCTTGTTGTCGTATTTGAACCAATGGGTCTTGTTCGTCTCCTTGGCCAATGCTTTGCAGTAGCTCTTGCGTCAACTGGGCCAGTATCGGCGCAGAATACTGCTCCTGAATCAGGTTCAATTCTGACATCATCATTTGCGCCTGTTCCGGGGGAACCAAACCCTGAGCACCTGCCTCCTGAATTTGCTGCATCTGTTGCATCAACTCCGGCGGAATTTGTTCCTGTGCAAGCTCTGCGGCCAAGAACTGCAGATGTTGCATCATATGGCTGATGATCAACCCTTGTAGTTGCGGGTTCGTTTTTACCATCTCGGTTAGAAACAAAGATCTGTGAGCATCAATATGCGCTCTGTGATTCTGCCCCGGGAACGCTTGGGCCGGCATGCCCATCATGAATCCACTGTTTTCCAGCCCTGCCTCGACCGGCATTGGCGCCTGCGGCATCTGAGGTGGCTGCAATAAGGATTCTACGTTGTCTACGCCAAGAGCCGCATACATGCGTCGGTAAGCCTCGTAGACGCCCATGGGGCCATGTATTTCTGGGTTCGATTGCACCATGGCCAGCAGCTCTTGAGCCATGGTGATGCGCTGGCTCTGGCTAAATATGTTGGGATCTGAAACAGGTATTACGTCTACCCGCTCGTCGAAATCTTGAAGCTTGATCTCTTGCAAACCAGTCCCGGTTTGATACGGGTAACTGGGCGGTAGATAGTCAGCGAAAACTTTTGCAAGTAGCTGAAACTCGAGGCGCTGAGCGTAGTGCAGCCGTTTGTGGATCGCGCTCATGACCTTGGTGCCACGCTCCAGCAGAGCTACTGTGGTGCCCACTGGCATGGCTTGGTTCATATCACCGACATTCATGTCAGCTATCGACGCAAACCGCTTACCAGACTCTACAAGAAGTCCCAAAAGCTGCATAAGGACGTTACTGGGCTCTTTGATTGGTAGTGGAATGAGGTTTTCGCGTAACGAAGCGCCCGTGGTATCAATGTCGCGGAACTCGCCGGGCTGCAAGGGCTCGTCCTCGTCTCGGATACGCATGCCTCGAGCTTTGAAACCTGCCGGCAAATTAGCCAGCGTCCCGGCGTCTATGAGCTGCCTTAGAATGCTTGTGCTCGCTTTTGCCAAACTGCCGATCATGTGTGACAACCCGAGGCCGTAAAATCCTAATCCGGGCAGGAACTTGTACTGCACAAAGTAGTTCACCTTCTCTTTGAGCGGATCGGGTTCTAGATAGTTTCGGCGAATCGCCAAAATCTGCTGACTGGCTTCATCGACGGTTACAATGTATGGCAGCTTCAAACCACTGGGTTGGCCCTCTGCGTCAAGATCCTCGAAGCCTTTCAGATCGAGAATTGTGTGAACTTCGTAAACAGTACGATCGCGAGTCTCTTTGTAGGATGGTGACATGCCTTCGATCGAATCAATTTCTTCCTCGATCTCATCTTTATTGCTTAGGTAAGAATCGCCCTTGAGTTCTACGTCCGCATAAAAACCATTGAGCTGTTGCTTGCGAATCTCGTTTTTCGACATCGAAAGAACGTGCGTCACGCGCTCGGCGGAACTCAAATCTGTTGCTTCGTAAGGAACAATCAAATCTTGCGGCTCAATAAATTTAGCCACCGCTCGGTTCAAAATGGTATCGAAGTAAACTTTTTTGAAAGCAGAGCCAGCGAGCGGTAGATAGAACAAAAGCATATCTAGCTCTGGGTCGTACTCTTTCATCACGTTCATGATGTAAAAGTTCATGAAATCTTGAACGCGATCTGCTTGCGCCTCGACTTCTGGGGTGCGGCCGCCCACGATCTCGGCTTTGACTGGCCCTTTGGCAGGCAGCATCTCTTTGTAAGCTTGAGCCTGAAACTGCGTGACTGCTTCGGCCAAAATGGGATGTATTACCCCGGTAGAGCCTTGAAACGGGTTCGATCGGTTCTCATCGAACTTCATGCCTAAATATTTGAGCCCGTCAACGTAGGTTTTCTCCCACTCGCTACGAGACTCTTTGTCTGCTTTTATTGAAGCCAGAACATCATTGGCCAAACTGATGCGGTCGAACCGATCTATTTCATCCACCAAGTTCGCGTCGAAATCGACTTGAGGTGCCTCCATGGGGGCGTCGATCTCGTCGTCTACCAGTATCGCCTCCTCAGTGATCAGTATTTCCGCGGCTTCGCGAATCTGATCCTGACGCGAAGGCTCTGGAAAAACTTCCACCTCATTGCCTAAGGTTATGATGTCGGGATCATCTGCAGTGCCCGCGAGCTGCTCTCTTCTTTCGATAGCCATCAATAATAAACCTGTCTTTGCTTCTGTAGCGGCTTGATCTCGTCTGGGTAGTCATCGTTCAAAGACAAAAAACCTCCCTGCCGAAACCTCATCAAAGCCATGGTGGCCGAGTCACAATAGTCGTCATTGTCACCGTAAGGAAACGAAGCCATTTCCTCCACAACTTCTTCAGAAAACGCCGTGTCTGGTGCCCAGACCATGCCACTCTCAAAAATGGGAGCGACGCTGTTCATTCTAGCGATCTTATCTTGACCGCGAGATGGTGTATACGCCGTCACCGGAATACCCATGCGCCTGAGTTCTTGTGTCAAGGGCGTGCCACTGGCTTTGGCCTCAATCAATATGCAATCAGGCTCCCAATATTTGTATTCTTCCCACGCCATTTTTTTTAACTCTGGGAAGTCAAGACGCACGCGCTTGGCGTCGAGCAAAATGATTTGCTGAGAGTTGCCCTCCTCCGGCTCAAAAACAGCCCACGTTGTAATGGCCGAGTAGTCTGCGGTTTCTTTCTTGCTGAACGCAGTGTCATAGCTTTGAATGACGTAGCTATAGTGGGGAACCGATTCGTTTTGCCATTTTTGCCACCACTCGCGTTTGACGATACTGCCCTCTTCCGCTGTAGGATTTTGCATCCATTGCGAGTTCCACTTAGTTATTGGCAGGGAAGCTTTGACTGATAACAGCTCTTCTTTTTTCCAAAACTCTGGCCAGAGCGGTTCTTCAGACTCTGGCATGATCGCTGGAAACTCGACCACCTCCCATTGATCGGCGTGCTCATCACCTTGCTTTTTCAATACCTTGCCGACGAGATCTTTCGTTGACCATCGCGTCATGACGATCACGATGATGCCGCCCGGCTGGAGACGTTGCCGAGGCCCAGACGTATACCACTCGTAAACCGAGTCCATCGCAGTCGGGCTCAGGGCGTCTTGTTCAGAGACGGGGTCGTCAATAATCAGCAGATCGGCGCCGCGACCAGTAATAGCGCCGCCAACACCAGCATAGAAACTTTCACCGCCACCGTTTGTTGTCCATCGTCCTGCCGATTTATTGTCTGCTTGTAACTTCAGCTCTGGGAAGACCTCTTGGTATTCGTCAGAGTCGATGATGTTACGCACACGACGACCGAACCGCACCGCCAGCTCCGCGGTGTGCGTGGTTTGAATTATCTTCAGGTTTGACCGCAAGCCCATCATCCAAGCGGGAAAAAACGTGGAAGCAAACTCGGATTTAGTATGACGAGGTGGCAGGCAAACAATCAGTCTTTTAAGCTTGCCTTGCGCAATCTCGTTGAACTTTTCACCGATAATTTTATGGTGCCGACCTTCAACAAAATCAGGCCACTGGCTTTTGACAAACGTAATGAAGTCGCCCTGACACTCGTCCTGCTTTTCTATTTGTTGATATCTATGCAGCAGCGCAACCGCTTCCTGCTGTTCTTGATCAGATAGTATGTCGAAATCTTTGAGGGAGAGTTCAGACATCTTCCCAAGGCTCTCCCTTGAATAGCAGAGCCTCTGCTTCGCGTCGTCTCACCAAGCCGTCTAGCACTTTACCGCCTGCTCGGTTCCAGCGTTTGATTTGATACGGTGCGTCCTTGTAGTCACCTTCATTCAGCTTGCGTAGCAGAGTAGATTCTCTCAGTGCGCCGGGGCCAAGGTTGTAAGTCCAAGCGACCAGTGCATCGAACTGGTTCTGCATTAGATCAACATCGACAAGGTCATTCACATACCCCTCGAACTCTTGCAAGTCTTCGGTTAGCATCGATTCTGCATCTTCAGCCGTGCAAGTATCGCCTTCTGAAACGCCAGAGGTGTGGCCGTAGCCAAGTGTCCATACGTCAGCCGAGCACTGGTATGCCTCAAGCTCGCAGCCCTCGAATTTTTTGATGAGCGATATGCCCTCTTCGCTCGTCACTCTCATCACTTGTTAATACCCCTTGTTTTCTCAAACGTGCGAAGCGAGCCAAGCCCCAAGAGGCCACCCAGAACGGTAAGAAGTGCAGACATATCGAACTCAGGTAGATCCGGCACCTCTGCGCCCGCGTAAGTAAACGCGAACACAAGCAGGCTTTGAATAACGAAGTGCCAAGCAAAAGCTATCGCACAGACCCAGCCGACTAACGGCCTCCAAGAGCTTTGAAACCAGTTGCCTTTGGCTTCGATCTTGTTCACTTCGATTTGAGCAAGCGCGTTCGCCGCGGCTTGTTTGTCAGCAAGCGTACTGATTTCATGGGCAAGGAGATTCTTCTGATCCTTGTCTTCGATGAACTTATCTAACAGTCCCGTTACGGGGCCGACCAAAGATGCGACGATACTCATTTTCCGTTTTTACCTCTTGTTACCCATGCGCTCGCCGAAAAGTACGCTGCGACGAG